CAGCGGCTCGCAGGATGTCCTTGAGTTTGGCGCCCTTCTCAACCTGAATGCCAAGTTGCACCAAGCCACGCGTGCTGCCCAATGCGCCTCTTCCGATGGCGAGCATCACGGTGCTGAGGTCCTTGCCAGTTGCTGCTGCGATATTTGCAGCGACGGCGTTCGCCCTGAGCAGGTTCTCCTGATTCTTAAAAAAGCGACTCCCGATCTCTAGCCCATCTCGCACCTGGTCGTCCGTGAAGCCGAGGCGAGCCATCGCCTTGATCTGCTCCTCGATCTTTGGCGAGAGTTGATCCATCTGGTAGCCACGCGCTTGAAGTGCCGCGTTGAGCCTGATCGTCTGCTTTTCATCGTCTGCCGCAGCCTTGACTGCGCTGGCTGCGAAGGCTACGAGTGCTGCACCTGCGGCAATAGCCGCTGCGCCGATTGCCTTGAACGCCGTGCCAGCCACGCTCTTGAGTTTGCCCATCGCGCCGCCGACTTTGCCAAGCGGCCCAGTCGCGGCGTCCTTAGCCTTGATGACGAAGTTAGCGGAGCGATCTGATCCGACCATTATCTCCCTCTCTTAAAACGCAAAATTGTCTGCCTAAAAGGTTTGTCGTTTAGAAACTTCTCAACGGTGGAGGAGTACGCCTCCATCGCAGACTGAATGATACCGCCCCGCTTGATCGTATCGGACACGAATGGTCGTGGGGATACTGCACGAACACCAACAATGCCGCTCTTAGTCCTTCTACGCCCGCTGCGACCAGCGGTTACGAACCAGGCATACCAGGCGTCGTTCTTTCCGCGCTTGATTCCAACAACCGCCCCTGGCTTGTTAAACCGAACGCCGCGAGCCTTCACATTTTTCTTGAGCCGCCCTGGCGCCTCCGTTGTCCGACCTGTAGGCGCTGCCTGCTTGATCGGTGGGAGTATCTTGCGGGCCGCGTTAAGCGTGGCAATGGAATTGAGACGCCTAAACGCACCTGGGTTATCTGCCTGGAGGAAGCCGATGCGCAGGTCATCGTAGGCTTTGTCGGTCTTAATTTGTAGAACAAGCGAGTCGTTAGCGGCCACGGTGCTCCTTAGGTTGTAGGTCAGACATCAGAGACAGTGTACGAGTGAAGTCTCCTGCTTCCCACTCCAGCACCTCATGCGGTGGGATGTGGAACTTCTCCCCGATAAGATGCGCTGCGATCAGCGGGTGCGGCGTGAGTGAACGACCCGCCGCCAGCCGCTGGGCGTCGAGCCTTATCGAGGGGGGAGTGCTGCTACCGCGTCGCTCCACTTCGTGATCGCGTCGCTCAGTGCGTCCATCGGTGCGTCAAGCACCTCTGCCGCTGGCGCGCCCTCGTCCGTGAGGAAGTTGTGTTTCACCACGAGGTTCTTGAGCGCATTGAGTGCCCGCTCTGCGCTTCCGCTCTGCAACTCAATGAAGACGCGAGCAGGGACGCCCTCTGCCTTCATTGTGGCTGTCCAACCGTCAAACGGCGCGGACAGGGTGATCTCAACGGTGCGGAACTGTGGCTTGCTCTGGCTCATCTAGCCTCCTCAATTAAACTTATGGCAGCGCGCTAAGGTCGCTCCCTACAATAATTCGCAGGCTCTTGGCGCTGGTCGGGTCGTAGACCAGGGTGCCAGTCACCGCCATAGTCGTGAGGCCATCCTCGGCGCCAGCCATCTGCTGGACCTCGGTCGGTACAACCATGCACATGATGTTTGCGGAGCGTGTGCCGTCGGTCCAGGCAAGTCGGACGCCGACAGGCGTTGCCGCCTTGTAGGCGTCATACCACACGCTCACCGCCGATGCGGTGCTGCTCACCGTCATCGTAAGCGTGCCAGTGAACGGCCCGCTCTCTGCATGCGTGCTAAAGACCGTCGTGCCCGCCAGGTACGCCTGACGGAGCAGGCCCGCGTTGAACTCAAGGCTGTAATCCAAGAGATAGTTGTAGGCGGTTCCTGAAGCGGTGCCTGGGAATACTGTCCCGCTCTGGTAGGCATTCCAAAGGCGGCCAGCAAGGAACGGCGAGGTCGGCGTGCCTTCGGCAAGCGTCGCGCTGTTCTTGGCAATCTGCTGCGCGAAGAGGTTTGCGCTTAGATTTGTAAGCCCACTGCGATCAGCCGCAATCGTGATGGACTCCGCGAGGCAGTAATTGGCGACATACTGCTGCTGTCCATCGGTAGCGACCAGGGAGTAAGAGGTCGGGTTGTTGCTGGCCGTCATGCTCCAGTCGTAGTCGTAGATGTACGGCGTAGCGGTACCAGTCGGTGTGGCGGTGCCAAGCATCGACAACCAGATTGGAAGTTCACCAACGCTAATGGCAGGGACGGTCGCGCTGAGTGTTGGCTCAACGGAGACGATGGTGCCAGTCGTGCTAATAAGTGGATTGCGGAGAGCAACCGAGCGCTCGGCTCCAAGTTCTATGGTTGTCCCTTCTGTCAGGACGCCAGTTGGTGAGACCAGCAGTTTGCGGCCACCAGAGGTAAGCGTCGGGATCGTTCCAGGGGTCGCCTCTTTGAAGGCGACCAACTTGCTGAACAGGACATTTCCTGCGGAGGCGGCTGGCATTATTCGGTCTCCTTGTCGTCTTCAACCGCTGGTGCGGCACTTACTCGTTGAGCGATTCCTGATGCAATCCAGGCTTCCGCGAGGACCGCAGGTGCGTTGATTGTAGACCCATCGAGTGGGAGCCCACCCACAAACTCACCCTCTGCGAGCGAGCCCTGGATGTATCGCACCTCGATGTGGCTGATGATTCGTTTAGGCGCTGGCATTTATAGCCTCCACTCCTGTGACCTCAATGCTCGCACTGATGGTCAAATATTCCTGATCCGCCCAGGTGTCGGTTCCCATTGTAGTGCTCGTGACACTCGCCTGCGCAACGGCGTCGGTTCCGTTAAGCGTAACGCCATCGATGAGCGCATCCCGCAACCAGGTGCGCCAGACCATCAGGTCAGCATACTTGCGACCAAGATCGGCCTGCGGCTGGAGATACATCACAGCGTTCAGGGTAAGAACAACCTGGCGGTTAGCGGCGCCGTAAGAGATGCTGTCCTCGCCTGGGATGATCACGATGGCAGGAACGACGGCTAGGTTGTCTGGCGGGTACGAATAGACATTGCGCAGCGCGTAGCCTGTCGGTGGAGTTCTGGCAGATAGGTGCGCGGCAAGACCACCAATGATCGTCGCGTCGTTGAAACTCACCGAGCCAGTCCCTCGCGCTTGCGATACGCCTCTAGAAGCACTTGAGCCTCTGGGTGTAGCGCCCTGGTCTGCCGCAAGATACCGCCCAGGTCCTGACCACCGATAACCCCGAATGGACTTGTCCGACTTGACCACACAGCGCCTGCCTGGATGATTGCCGCTTGCTTGACGGCGCTTGGCACACTAGGCCAACCGAACACGCCAGTCACGCGCACGCCGCGATAGACATCGCGTGGGAAGTTGCGCGGCCAGTTCACCGACACATCAATCTCGTTGTAGGGCCAGCCGTCTAGCGCGGCGTTGCCTGGCGCGAGGTTGTAATCGGTGTTCGCCACCCAGGTTGTTTCATAAGTGCCGTTGCCGTCGTCGTCTGTAGTAAGCGAGGAAACGCTCACCAGATCATCGACCAGGACATAGCGGTAGTCCTCTGCTGTGTAGTAGCGCGTCTCGGTCGCGGTGCCAAAGCCCTGCTTGCGGTCGGTGTAGAGGTCGATCAGCGCGTCCGTTGCATCAAGGACAGACTGGAGCGCGCCGTCATCGGTCGTGTCGGCTGTGCCGATTCCGATGGCGCTCTTAAACTCTGCGAGGGATGCGTATGACATTAGCGACCTCCAGTCTGCAAGACAAATAGAATCTCGTTGGTATCAGCAACAGCATACAGCGCGACACCTTCGGGCAACATCACCTCAACATGCTCACCCTTATGCATCAGGTATCCGTTTGATGTCGTGACAGCAGTTCCACCGAGGTAGATGGCGTGGCTGCTGTTGCCGTCTTGGTGCAGGCCAACAATGCTGCCGCCACTATTTCCAACAGCGACTAAGGCTGGCGTTGCAGTGCCTACGGCAATCTGCGCTGACCGCACAACGCTAAGGCTCACTGTTTTTGCCCTTTCTCCCGCCCCAGGAGAGGCGTTCTGTCCAAGGTAGCCCTGCGATAGCGCCCTTCGGCTACGGCGCGCTCTAGGGGCTTCCTAGACCCCTCTGCGTCGATTCTGGCAGCGGCCTCCTTGGCAGCCAGAGCCTTAAGTCGTTTGATCAAGTTCATGTGCCTCCAAAATGGTTGTGGGGGACTGGGCTATGCCCAGCCCCCCACTCCCTGCACTAACGCCTCAGGCGTTAGGCGACATTTGCGGACTTGAAGTGCTTGACCGCAGTCGTCTGCGCCAAGCCTGTCGCACCGCGAACCTCAACCTTGTACGAGATGAGGCCCAAATTCCAGGCAAACTCTCGGCTTACTTCCACACGCACACCTCCGACGAGGGCAGTGTAAATCTGACCGAGATCTCCAAACAGAATCGATCCTGCCGTATCGTCGGCAAGATCAACGAGTGCGGCACTGTAGATCGGTGCTCCGAGGAGTCGATCTGGAGTGTTCGCATCACCTGCGCGGAAGATTGGCTGGCCAGTCGTATCGACAAGACCAGTCACAACGCCGAGCGTCGTGTCGTTCATCAACCAACCAGCCTTTGGTGCTCGTCGGTAAGCCTGGTTCACAGACGCCTTGAGCACCGCGAGGTCGGTGTAATTCGGGTTGATCGTGGTGCCTGAGCCTGTGCGTCCGAGCGTTGAGGCAGCCGCAATCGCGGTACCAGCAAACGCGCCGTGAGCAACGGCCACTTCGGCCCCACACTTCTCAGCGATCATTGCGCTCAGGTCAAAGGCGGCATCTTCGGCCAACTCCTCTGTCACCTGAATAATGGTCGCGTACTTGACTGGCGTGAGGGAAAGCGCGCTGAGCGTTCCGTCCGACTCACCAATCGTGCCTGCTTCGGCAACTGATCCCGCTGTGCCTAGCGCCGTGACGCGAGGGAACTGGATGTTGTTGCCAGTGCTGGTACGAACGACCGTGACGATTGCTGGATCGATAAACGGGTTGAACTGAGCGGCCACAACATTGACTCGGTCAGCAATGGTGACTGGGTTGCCCAGGCCAGTGCTTCGTGAGACATCGCGGTACTCAAACACCTGCGAACCGCCCAAGCGAGCGAGTGCGCGGAGTTCATCGTTGCTGCCTTCGGACTTCTCGACCTTAGGAGCAATCACCTGAGCGAATTCAGCGCGGGCAACATCGGCGGCTGAACGAGCCTCTGATGCTTCCTTCTCGCTTCGGATCGCCTGGGCAATGGTCGCAGCCTCAGCCGTAAGGGCCTCAAACTGCGCCTGCTTGTCGCCCTCTAGGGCGGCTCCTGCCTCGGCAGCCTCAGCAACAATGCTGGTGGCCTGCGTGAGCAGGTTTGCACGCTTCTCGTGCAGTTTCTTGATGTCAGCCATTTGGCGGACTCCTTTCTATCTCTTTAGGTTTACTGCTCGCCTAGCGGGATGACCTGATCGCGGGCTCGCGTACAAAGCGCGGCGGGGCGGGGTCTCGTGGCTGTTAGAGCGACTCCGATTCCATCTGCGAAAGCAGGAGCCTGGCGCGTGCCACCGAAGGATCGGTTGCCACTCGCTTTGGCCCAAGTTTCTCGCGGACGGTATCAATAACCTCGGCCTCATCTGCGGACAGCGGTTGCGCTGTCTTGATGGACTCAAGGGCAGAAATAAGGCGGTCGGCGTCAACGCCCATCCTGGGCGCGACCTTGCGGACCGCTGTAAGGCCGAGCGTCGCGGGATAGGCTGGCGTCTGGCCAGCGGAGAGCACGCTCACCTCAAAGAGATTGACCTCCCGAAGGGTGCGAACATCCTCGTCCCACTCGTCGCCGTTCTTAGGAATAGTAAAGCCGAAGGACATGCCCATCGCGGCAGCCTCGTGCGTCAACTTGCTGATCACGCCAGCGGCGTCTGGATCGGCTGGGTCAAGGCGAGCCTCAACCTTCAGGCCGCGCTCGTCCTCGCTCAAGGCGAGGCGCCCGCTTGCCGTAGTCGCCAGGGCGCGAGTTTCGTCGTGCCCAAAGAGGAATGAAATGATTTTCTTGCCCTCAGCCGCTCGACTTAGGGTGCGACGGAATGCGCCTGGAGCGATCACCTCGGTGAACGGAAGTCCAGCCGATGGTGCGCCAAAGAGCGCGGCGTAGCCTGTGAATGTCTTTTGACCGTCCTCGGTATCCGCTACCGTGAACTCCCCCATTGGCAACGCACGAGTTTCCAATTCTTTCACATCAAACCTCTCTTCATCTGTTGCGAGCGGCGCGAGCACACCGTCTGCCCACTCTAACACTCGTTCTGTTCCATTCTCTGCGGTCGGGTCCACGCCCCAAAGGTATGCGGCAACGGCTCCTGGCCCTGGGAAGTCTGGATCGTCGGCGTTGTTGTTGCGCGGCACGCTTTCCCAGTCTTGTCGGTGGCGCAGAATCCAGGCGCGCATCCGCGTGACCTTGTTGTCTTGAACTTGGCCAGCGCGCAACTGTCGAGCCTCCTCAATCGTTTGATCTGTCAATCCTTCTCCAGCGTATCCGTTGCGCTGGTAGGTCAATCCCTTCTCGGCAGCAACCTGGATGTATTCGGGAACATCGATGAGGATGCGAGCCTCGTCCTCCACATCATCCTCGCCCTCGTCCTCATCGTGCGGTTGCCAGGCATTGCAGTAGTGATCGCCACGAACATAATCGTCCCATCGCTCGCAGTAGGCTTTGACGCCATCTGCGGACTCTTGAATGTTGTCCTCGTTGTAGAACGCGCAATTTCCACAGGCGCGGCCTTGCGGCACATCCTCGGCCAGCGCAGGACGGTAATTCTCTGGGAGGGCGCGCTCGCCACCAGGCTCAATTCCTTCGGCCAGTGATACGGCAACCATCTGCTCAACGGCGGCATCTTTTGTGGTGTGGCAACCGATAACCTCGCCGTCCTCTTTCACGGTAGCCCAGCCGCTGCATCCCTCTGCGGAGTCGGTGATGAAGTAAGGCATTACTCGGTCGGCTCCGTACCAACCACACCGATGTTGAGTGGCTTCCAATATTCGTCGCCACCATCAATTGGCGCTCGGTCCTCCAGCGCCCTCACCTCGTTGATGCTGAGGAAGCCGTTATTCAGACCTGTGGCATATGCGTTATAGCGTTCCTGGGTGGTTGCACGCAGTAATCCGTCAAGCGTGAACTTCAGGAAGGTCTGCTGGCTTCCTGGAACGATCCGCTGGAACGACGCCTCAAGGCGAGCGATCATTGAGCCGAGGCCAAGGCGCAGCCACTCGATGCCAATCAACTCGACCGAGGCATAAGAAGTGTTGCCGCCTGGGTACTGAAGCATGTGCAGAGGCACGCCGTAGATTCTGGCGATAGCCTCTACGCCGTAGTGCATCGTCTCCACGAGTTGGAGGTCGCTGATCTTGGCGCCGAGTTGCGTGTAGTCGGCACCGCCAGTCAGAACGGCTACGCGCCACGCCTTATCAACGCCACCGTGTCGGCGCCCGAAGCCAGTGCGCAGTGCCTCTGCCTGATCCTGCGTAAGTTCCCCAGGAACCTTAATCAGCCCACCGACGCTCGCGTTGTTCTCGTAGAACTTGGCGCTGAAAATCTGCGTCGCGCTGGCGAGGCCAAGCGTCACCTTATGGTGCTCGACTGGCGAGAGGCCGCGATGGTTCTCGGCTGTTGCGAATAGCGGGATGTGGATGATGTCCTTCGTCGTAAGAATCGCCACGCCCTCAACGGTTTCAATGTGGTAGATCGGCTCGCCGTTTTCCCCAGAGCGAATCTCTACCTTCTGCGGATCAAGGACGCGAGTCTCAACAACATCGTCCGACGAGTCTCTGAGGCAAAGCACAAACGCGTTGCCATCAAGCAGCAGGCTGCTGACCACGCGATGCTTAAATTCAAAAGAGGTGAAGTTCGGGTTATTCGGAATCGGCACATCCATCCAGCGCGGGCGCGGGCGGTATGGTCGGCGCGTTCCATCAATGCGAATGTAAGTGTCCCAGGGCATACCCGCGACTGTGTTTGCATAGAGCGAGACGGCTGCGTATAGCGCGCCAATGCTCGTTGCGTTTTCCTGAGTCACGAGGACTCCAGCGGAGGCACTCGACGCCTCCTGGGCTACCCACTGGCCGCCGATGAACCGTTGCTCTTGTGGCTGCTGGCGTCCGAGGACGCGATCAAGGATGCCCATCTGTCTCCCTACAACTCAATCCACTGAACCGCTGGCTTCGCCGCTGGCGCAGGTGCGCTGCCCAGTGTACCTGCTCGGCTGTGCGCCATGATGGCAGCGACCAACAAGTCGATGCGCTTGAGTGAATTCTTGCTTTCCTTCTTGACCATAAGTCCGTTCCTGCTGTAGTAAGGCGTCGCGTTAGCAGCGTGCCTTGCTAGGCGAGGATCACCGTCGTGCTTCAGTTGCATATTAACAACCGCATCATAGAACGAAGCGGTGGCTGGCACCATACGGCTCGGTGTCTGGGGAAATTCCACAATCGGCAGACCGACCTGCGCCCAGGCCTCCATCGAGCGCTGCCAGCGAAAAGGGTCGCAGACGATCTCCACAACCTTGTGCTTGCCATAGAGGGCGAGCATCTTTGCCTCTACCTCTTCAATGGGTACGCGCCAGGCAAGGTCGCCGTCAATCGGACGCTCCCAGTGGCCAAGCACAAAGAGCGCCTTGTCGGCCACGCGGCAGGCGACGATGGCTGTTGAGTCGTTAGAGAAAGAGCCGTCAAAGCCCATGACGATTTCGTCCTCGTCGTTAAGCACGATCTGCTTGTCGGCGCAGGCGTCCCAGGTCCCGCCTGGGAGATAAGGGTCCGACGAATAGACCCAGCGGCACAGGCGCTTGGTCTCGTACTCGTGGCGCGGGATGGATCGAGCGGCGGCGGCGAAGTCCTCAGGGTCCAGGAAGTCGCCGTAGGCTGGGTTGGCCGCCCTCGCGGCTTCTGGTGAATCCCAGGCGAGGTCGTCTGGTGCTGTGAAGCACCTGAAGTAAAACGCATCGTCCTCTATCTCGCCGCTGTCTAAACGCCTACCGTACTGCCAGAGTTTGTAGCAGAGCGAGTCCTGGCCGCGATTGTCTGTCTTGGTACCTGCGGTCGAGATGCCGAGGACGAGCGGGTTCTTGCGAGCACCGCTTCCTAGGTTGACCGTAGCCCAGAGCCTGTCGTCTGGCTGCACATGGATCTCGTCAAAGAGAACGGTGCTGAAGTTGTACCCCTCTGCCCGCGAGGCTTCCGAGGATAGAACGCGGAGCACCGAGCCTGTCTCGGAATACTCAATTACATCCCTCAGCACATGAAGTTTGCGCGAGAGCACTGGGTCTAACTCAACCATCCTGGCGCACTCACGAAAGATGATGCGGGCCTGGGCGCGGTCGCCAGCGACGATAGCGACCTCGGCTCCTATCTCGTTGAACAGCGAATAGAGCGCGATGCCAGCAGCCAGGAGCGACTTGCCGTTCTTTCTAGGCATAAGGAGTAGGCCGCGTCGGTAACGGCGCCTTCCATCCTCTCGGTGCGAAAACAGATCGTGCAGAATCTGGCGCTGCCAGGGCCGCAATTTGATCAGTTGCCCAGCCTCATCCCCCTTGGATAGCCTGCAAAACGACTCGATGAAGGTCGCAACAACCTCGCCCTCAGGCGCGGCGGGCGGCTCGGATGATCGCGTCGAGTTTCGCCGTTGCCGAGTTGGCTTGGCCATCGATGTCCCCCTTCAGTCCTACTCTAGCCGCTGGAGTGAGTCCGAGTTCTCGCGCATACTTCTTGACGGCGTCGGCGTTATCGCGCACGACCTGGTGCAGCGGGTTCTTAACATACGCGCCGTCTCTACCCTTGAGCAGCGGGCCTGTCTTATTGAGCATCTCCTCTGCCTGGAGATACCTGGCAAACGCCTCCGCATAGAGGCGTAGAACATCCCGATCTGCCGAGGTAAGGACGCCTGTTGAGCCCAGCGCATTTACGACCCGCTCCCAGATAACCCGCGCCTCCTGGCGCATGTCTGGAGGCGGCGTC